TGTTCATTGAAACAGCGGAGCACATGACTGACAATCAAATAGTTTCAATTTTCGAACAAATTAATCCGATCTGGATTTTATTTAGCAGCACGAGTCAAAGAACAGAAAATGATGAAATGTGGGGTCATATTAATATTAAAGAGCAGCAAGAGTGGGATGATTTTTTTATGAAAATTGGGTATCGAATACACAAAAAAGTATCGCTCCCGACTGAATGGTCTAAAATTTATCAGCTTATATGAAAAAGTCAAATTCAGATAAAATAAAAATAAGTTTCGGCAAGCGCAAAAAAGGAAAAGCACAAAAATCATTTAACAAACATGATCGCAAAGAACGCAACTATCGTGGTCAAGGCAGGTGAAATTAAACCTAATCCAAATAACCCGAGAATAGTAAAAGACGAGAAGTTCAAAAAGCTCGTTCAATCTATTAAAGATTTTCCAGAGATGCTCGAGATAAGACCAATCGTAGTAAATGACGATATGTTTGTACTTGGCGGAAATATGCGTTTAAAAGCTTGCAAGGAAGCAGGATTAAAAGAAATCCCAATTATAAAAGCTTCGAGCCTTAGCGATGAGAAACAAAAAGAATTTATAATTAAAGATAACTTAGGTTATGGAGAGTGGGACTGGAATATGATCGCGAATGAATGGAATAGTGAAGAGCTTGAAGAGTGGGGAATGGATATTCCAGGTTTTACAGATATTGAAGACTTGGGTGAATCATTTTCTTTACCGAGTGGAGATAAAAGTCCATTTCAGCAAATGACGTTTACTTTAGCGGATCAGCAAGCCGAAGTGATTAAAAATGCAATAGAGGAAATAAAGAAAAGCGAAGAGTATAAATATTGTGAAACATTCGGCAACGAAAATGGTAATGGAAATGCGCTTTATTTATTGATTTCAAATTTTACTAACCAAAGATAGTGGGCAGAGCAAAAGAAATACAAGTAAAAGTCATCGCATCTAAAATAGCAAATGAATTTGTAAAGCTTCACCATTATTCGGGTAAAGTGGTACAAAATAGCTCTTTACATTTTGGCGCTTTTTTAGACGGAAAACTGCATGGAGTTTTATCTTTTGGCAGTAGCTTAGATAAAAGAAAGACAATTGGATTAGTTGAAGGCACAGGTTGGAATGAATACCTCGAATTGAATCGCATGGCTTTTGATGACTATTTGCCTGCAAATTCTGAGAGTCGCGTTATATCTGTATGTTTAAAGCTCATAAAAAAGAATGCACCGCACATAAAATGGATTCTTTCGTATGCTGACGGATGCGATTGTGGAGACGGCACAATATACAGGGCGAGTGGATTTCATTTAACTATGATAAAAAAGAACAGCGATTTATTCCTGTTACCGAATGGCGATAAAATTCATTCAATGACGATAAAGAGCAGCAGAGAAAGAATGTCAAAGTATGGTAATTGGTTAAATTATCTTAATACAGAACATGAAGGTTGGAAAAAGCTCGAAGGTTATCAATTTAGATATATTTACCTTATTGATAAAAGTTGTAAATTAGCTGTGCCCTCAATTCCATTTAGCAAAATAGATGAGGTCGGTGCAGGAATGTATAAAGGAGAAAAAATAAGTTTAAAAGATAGGCGAATATAGCTTAATGGTAAAGCGGTTTTCATTCCAGAAAACAGAAGGCGGTTCGATTCCGACCTATTCGCTCAACAACCGAAGTACTACCGATGGCAAATAAATTAGACAATTTAAAAAGGGGTGATGGATTTGATACCCACCCAGAAAGAATAAACAGGAATGGCAGACCGAGAAAGTACGTGAGCTTACTCAAAGAGCAGGGTTATAAACTTTCTGAGATCAATGATACAATTCAAACAATGATGTCAATGAACCTCGATGAATTGGCAGCGGTTTGGAATAATCCAGATGCAACGATACTTGAAAAGACGATAGCAAATGCAATGAGAAAGAGTCTGCAAAAAGGGAGTCTTTACTCACTTGAAACGTTACTAACGCGAGTGTATGGTAAGCCAAAAGAACAGATGGACGTAAACATGGACAATAAAGTAGAAATTGTCTTTGTTGAAGGCAAGTCAATTTTATGAGATTTGAATTTAGCGCTCCACATATTAACCAGAAAAATATTCTCGAATGCGATTCGCGCTTTATCGTATTAATGTGCGGACGTCGATTCGGGAAATCTGAATTAAGCCAGATCAAATTAATTAAGACGGCTGCATTCGGGCAACAGGTAGCTTACATAACGCCCACGTATAAATTAGCAAAAACTTTTTTTTCCAGACTTTCAAAGGCTTTACCTTTTCCCTGTAATCAATCAGACCTTAAAATACAATTCCCGAACAATGGATCAGTTGAGTTCTTTACAGGAGAGCGCCTTGATAATTTAAGAGGTCGTCCATTTCACGGAGTTATAATTGATGAGGCTTCATTTATTCCGAATCTGGAAAGCGGTTGGTTAAATTCAATTAGACCAACTCTTACGGATTATAAAGGATGGGCAGTTTTTCTTTCGACTCCCAGAGGCAAGAATTTTTTTTACAGCTTATTCCTGAAAGGCGAAGCAGGAGAGAAGGACTGGAAGTCTTTTAAATATACAACTTACGATAACCCTTATATTGACCCGCTTGAAATCGAAGACGCTAAAAGGCAGTTACCGCACGCAGTATTTGAGCAGGAATATTTGGCGAATCCAATGGAGAACGCCTCGAATCCTTTCGGGATTGATTTTATTAATCGCTGCATAAAACCCCTGAGCCAGAATCCTGTTGCCGTTTATGGAATCGACATCGCTAAGTCGTATGACTGGACGGTAATCATTGGACTCGATTCTGAGGGAAATACAGCCTATTTTAAGCGCTTTCAAAAAGATTGGCACTCCACTAAGCAGGAAATATTAAACCTCGAAAAAAAGCCTGTATTAATCGATTCCACAGGCGTTGGCGACCCGATATATGAAGACCTGCAAAGAGAGGGCATGAATATACAAGGCTTAAAATTTACGCAAGTATCTAAGCAGCAATTAATGACAGGCTTACAAACAGCGATCCAGACGCAGCGGATCGGCTTTCCTCTTGGTACGATCGTTAATGAATTAGAAGTATTCGAGTATCAATATACCGCAACAGGCGTAAAATATTCAGCGCCTTCGGGATTTCATGATGACGCAGTAATGGCTTTAGCTTTAGCCTACAATAATTTGAGCTTTAAGGCAGGATCGGGAAAATATTCTTTTTCCTAAATAGCTGATTTTCAGCATTTTGACCATTCCCAGAAAAAAATATAAAAAAAAGTATAAAAAAATGTTGTGATTTGAAATATATCATTATCTTTACATCACAAACAAAAAAAATCTATTATGAAAATGTCAAGAGAATTACTTTTACAAATTGCAGATATTGAAAATACTGCCGATGCTTTTAAAGTAGCTTATAATATGATGAAAGCTTTAAGAGATGAGCAAATAACTGACAAACAATATAATATGCTTTCTTTTGAATTAGAAATGATTACAAAGTTTCAAGGCATAGAAACAAAAAATGAAATTTGCTCCCTATTTTAAAACAAGGGGAGCAATCGCCTTTTAAAACCTACAATTATGAAAAAAATCACAAAAGCAACAATTAAAAGCTTCATTAAGAAAAATTCAGGTAAAGTTTATATTCAGCTCGAATCTAAATTCGACGGAATGATTGACGGAATTAGATCAATCAATGACAGATTTTCAATAGCTCAGCCAGAAAGTAAAAACGAAAAATATACTTTCGGAATTTCAGGCGCTTGGTTCGTAGGGCATTCACGCGATTATTTTAAGGCTTATGAAGACGAGCAATTCAGCGGATATTATATTTATAACTCTTGCGGAAGTTTCATATTAGCCACAAAGAAATAAAGAGGGGGGGAAATCCCCCTTTTAAAAAAAAGTATAAAAATATTTTTTTATTTCAGAATATATCAATAACTTTACTTCATAATAAAAAACCTACAATTATGACAAACAAAGAAAGAATCTCAGAAATCAGAAACGAGCTGAAAGCTACCTTTAAAGGATATAAGTTCAGCATTAGAAAGGACAACTGGTATGGAGTGTTTATCAGCATTCTCGAAGCGCCTTATCAGATGACTCAGGAAAGATACGAGCAAGTGAATGAATTTTATATCGCTCAGCATTACAGCGGACAGACAAGGGAAGACCTATTAAAGATTAATGAAATCGCTTCCAGAGGCGTAACGTACAGGGAAACAGGCGATTACGGAACGCAGCCTGACTTTTATGTATCAATCTCAATCGGTAACTTCAACAATCCATTTAAAGTAAAATAAGGGGAGAAATTCCCCTTTTAATTTTCTTGTAAACAAATAAAATATAAAAAAAATGACTCCTGTAAAATTTATCAAAGTAAAAGAAAACGCTATTGATTATGATATAGTTACATTAATCAATATCTTATCAATTAAGGATGAATTACTTTATTTTTTCATCTGTGAATATGATGTTACGCATAATGGAATAACAACTAATCAAAAAGAATTAATGCAATTTGATGACTATGAATTTGAAATTATAAATGAAAATTATAAAATAGTATAAAATGAAAAAAGAAACATTAAATTTAATTTTGGTTTTAATTATCGCAGGATTTTTAATCGGATTACTTCAGGATAAATATTGTTTATGATTACAAATTTTGAAACAGAAACTTGCCCACTAAGCGAAGAGGAAAAGCAATTTGTTAAAATAATTATTCGAGGCTTAGAAACTAAGACAAAAGAGAATCCAATAAAGTCCGATGAAATATGTGAAAAGCTTAACGAGAAATTCGACTTCGGATGCAAGATGACAGGCGTAAGGCTTAGGAAAATAACGAACTTTATCAGGAGTGAGGGAATATTGCCAATAATCGCAACTTCGAACGGCTATTATTGCAGCTATGACAGAAAAGAAATCGAAGACCAGATAAAGAGCCTAAATGAAAGAGCAGAGGCAATAAAAAAAAGCGCTGACGGATTAAAAAAGTTTTTGCAGTATTAAAATAAATTTATAAATTTACAAAAACCTATATTATGAAAATTGAATTAATTAAAGAAATCGACATTCACGGAAAAACTTGGTATTACATCACAAAAGACGGAGAATACCAAAGCGGAACTACAACAACAAATTTAGAAGAGGCGGAATTAAAATTTACCGCAATTTCTGAAAATCGACAGGCGACAAAGGAAGTAATTAAACAAATAGAAATATGATCGGAGAACTATTAAGAACAGAAAGACAAAAATCTAAATTAACCCAGAAACAATTAGCGGAGAAATCAGGAATCAGTTATGTTTCTATTAACCGAATCGAAAATGGAACAGCGCCACGCCTTTCAGTCATCACGAAATTATTTTCAGCGATGGGCAAAATCGTATCGTTTGAAATCAAAGATCAAACTCCTGTTATATAGGATTTGGTTTCCAATTAGCGTTATAATCTGTTTTCCAATTGTAGCGATAGCGATATATTTAAAAATTGAAGAGATAATTAAAAATAAAATTCTGTGACTTGGCATGATTTAACTTTATGGCAATATCAACAACTGATTCCTTTAATCAGTAAGCCAGACCCGAGTTTATCGGAGTTGGAATCAGATATTAAAAAAATCATTATTCTGAAAGGAATGACAGAGCATCAAGTTGACAGCCTTTCGATTGATCAATTAAAAAAGCTCAGGCAGGAAATTAAATTTATTGAAACTGACATTCCTAAAATACCTGCGGAAAAGCACGTTCAAGTAAATGGCAAAAGGTATCGTTTTATTTATGATATTAAAAGTATGCCTTGTGCAAGATATATTGAAAGCAAAGTATTTAGTCAGGATCACGTGGCAAATATGCACAAAATTAGCGCATCGATGGTCATGCCTCAGAAAAAAACTTTACTCGGGTGGAAAGACGATAAATATGATGCAAGTAAGCACGAAGAGTATGCGAATGACCTTGCAATGGCGAAGTTCTTGCCTATATATTATCACATGGTTTTTTTTTATCATCTTTACAGAAATTGGATCGAAGTTTCTCGGGATTATATGGTCGAACAGCTGATGACAGCGAATCTGACGAAGGATCAGGCAACGCAGGTGGTAACAACTTTATGCGAGTCTATGGATGGCACTATAGTGCCAAACTTGTTGCCGAGTTCGAAAATATCTCTTTTAAGTCAGTATTTGAAATGAGCACAATAGAGTTCCTAAATTCTCTCAGTTATATAAAAGCCAAAAATAACTTCGATGCTGAGAATGCAAGGAAATTAAATAGCAAGCGTTAGATTTTCATGGTGTTTGACCCTCTTATTCTTAGGAGGGTTTTTGTTGGTATTTTGAGCCTGTTTAGCTATTTATTAATATGAGCGAGCAGAAAAAACAAGCCGAACTTTTAGCGTCTGGATTCCTTAATCAGATAGGGGAAAAGTACGATATTGTTCAAAATGGCGAGCTGCCTGTCGTAGAAGGTATTTTGGCGAGATACGGAAAGCTTTTCAATGAAGAGGTACAAAAGCAGCTTGAAAAGAGCGGTGCAATTGCAACAGGAAAGATAGGAGAGTTAGCCGTTCCAGTTATAAATAAATTCGGAAACGATTACGAGCTATTATTGGGATATAATAAAAACAATCCTGCCGCGATTTATTATAAATATGTAAACAAAGGGGTGAAAGGATATGCAGCGAATCCTGTAAAAGCAAAGAAAATAATTTCAGATACTCCGTATAAATTCGAGACGCCTTACGTTAATAAAAAAATGGCGACTTCAATTTTGAAGTGGTTTCGTACAGGAAAGGGAGCTGCAATGAATGAAACGCAGACAAAGAAATTAAGCGCAACGCAAAGAAAAAGTAAAAGATTAAAAAATATCGTAAATAAAGCTGACAATTTAAAGACCTTAGCTTACGCAACGTCAGCTGCAATCAAAAGAGATGGTTTGAGATCAACTTTATATTTTGATAATGCAATTAAAAAAGTTTTTGATAAAGGATTTTTCGATACTATGGCAGTTGCCTTAGGTAAGGACGTTCAAATACAAATTAGACAGATAGGAAATAAACTCGAGAATAATGGCTATAACAATTAATAGTACACCCGCAACTTATCCCTCAATGCACGATGACCTTTGGTTCGTAGCTTCATCTAATAACTCAGGTACAACTAATTTTAAATTTGTGTACGATGTTTATATAAACAACGCTCAGGTTACGAGAAGCAAGGTTTTTCCTGCTCCGTCGGCAGAGGGAAGTTACGGGGTTTTCAATGCAGCTCCAATGGTTAGAAGTTACATGACTAATTATTTTGAGCCGTCTGGAAACTCAGTATTAGTTGCATCAAATGATAAAATAAAAGTTGATTATCAAATAAGAATAGGTGAAGAGGTAAGCGGTGCGGTTACTCCGAATCTTGCAAGCGGAAGTTATTCTGCTTACAATTATTATCCACCATTATTCGGTGATATATTTACTGAGAATGGCGATATACCTTTAGTGCTGAGTAACTATTACGATAACTTACTTATTGAAAATTATACAGACGATTGGCTATCAGATCGAGATAATTCAGAAATCACAATCGAGTATGGTGATATTTTTTACATTACTTTTTTAAAGATTACAGGCGGAGCATATAAATTGTGGGTTCAAACCTATGATGAAAGCAACGTAGTTGGTACAACGGTAAGTGGAAATATTACTATGTCTGGACAATATAATTTGTTCAATTTTCAGGCAGCTGCAATCAATGAGTGGGCAGGGCAAACGCTAATTACCGAGAATACTTACGGATATAAAGTTTATATCACTTTGGGATCAGCTACAACAAGAGTTTTAAATTTTCGTCATGTATGCAATCCAAAATACAGACAATATAATTTGCATTTCTTAAATAGACTCGGTGGATATGATACAATGTCATTCCGTTTAGTAAATAGAAGGCGAAGCGATTTTCAAAGATCAAGTTATAAAAAGAATCCTTATAAATTGTCGGGTTCTGAAATGGTAAATATTGATAGTTACAATAAGTATAATGAAACTACGTTCAACTTTGCTATACAGCACAGGGATTCTTATACTTTGACGAGCGATTGGGTTAATGAAATGGATTTTGCGTGGCTTGCTCAATTAGTTGCTTCACCAATTGTTTACATGGAAGTACAGGGAGCATATTTTCCTGTAACAATAAATTCAAACACTTACGATTACAGATATAAAAATGCTGATAAATTATTTAATTTCAATATCGATGTTGAAGTCGGTAAATATATAAACAGCCAATTTAGATAATGACCAGAACTGAGATATACGTTGAAAATAATTTGATTGAACTTTTCGAGGACGTCGGAGCGAGTTTTACTTATACGATTGATGACGTTGTTGATTTTGGTGCTAAAAATACTTCATTCTCTTTGACTATTTCGATTCCTCAAACTGCAATCAATAACAGGATTTTTGGATATGCTTTTGAAATTGGAATGGCGCATGATCATAACATGGACATTGCAAACGTAAATACAAACTTTACGCCTTCTCAGGTTGCAAAGTGCGAAATTTATGTCGATAAAATACAGGTATTTAAAGGAGTTATAAAGATTCTGGAAATTATCGTTCAAAATGGAACAGGAACATATCAGTGCGCAGTATTCGGTGAGCTGAATGGATTTGTTAGCGAATTAGGAAACAAAAGATTAGAGGACTTAGATTTTAGCGAACATAATCATACATGGAACGTTACAAACATTCAAAATAGTTGGAACTCAATAACAGGAAATGGTTATTATTATCCTCTAATTGATTATGGCGATGTTTCAACGGGTAAAGATGACTTTCATGTTTCAACTTTTCGCCCTGCATTATACGTTAAAGAATATATTGAAAAAATATTCGAAGGCACTTCATATACTTATAACAGCGATTTTATTGATAGTGCATTTTTTGAAAAATTAATCATACCTAATAACTCACAGGGAATACAGGGAACTAACGATAGATTTATACTTGCTACAATTGCCGCAAATAAAACTATTTTAAACTCGAATACTCCAACAGCAAGGGCAGTCGATTTGGCTTTTGATTCAACTACATTATTGAATTTTACTGAGAATGTAGGGAAAAGTCAATTTACTTATACAGACGGAACAAAAACGATAAGAGCAACGGCAACCATTACAGGAACTTACCAAACTGACTCTGCTAACTCTATTATTGCAAAATTGTTCATTAATGGAACAGCGGTTCAAACGCTTACTCAGAATACATTTTCAGCGAACAATCCTTTTACATTTAACATTGATTATACAGGCGACATCGCTTTAAATAATGTTGTAAAAATAGAAATAAGCGTTCCGAATACTGCGAACACTTACGTGGTTACAATTACAAACGCTACGTTTACTTTTCAGCAATTATCAGCGCAGCTTACGAGCGTTGCTTATAATGGTACGGTTTCAATGAATGCGAATTTACCAAAAGGAATATTCCAAAAGGATTTCTTTTTCTCAATTTGCAAAATGTTTAATCTTTATGTTTATCAAGATACATTAAACGAGAATCAAATAAATATTAAGCCTTATATAGATTTTTATTCTGATTCAAGCGTTGGCGCTTTGGATTGGTCGCAAAAAATAGACATGAATAATCCGATGTCGATTAAACCGATGTCGCAATTAAACGCACGTTATTATGCTTATAGATATGCGCAGGATACAGATTACTATAACGAAAACTATTTTAAAAAATACGGACAAGGTTATGGTGACAATATATATGATTCTGAATTTGATTTTGTTAAAGATACTGCTACAACTCAAATAATATTTGCAGCTTCAGTTTTGGTTTTACATTCTGGACAGGATAAATACCACACTTCAATCTATAAGTTATCAAATTCGAATACAAATGAAGACCCGATGGACTCCGTTATAAGAATTTTGATGGCTAAAAAAATAACTGATGTTTCTCAATGGAAAATACAACAAGATGGCGGTGGTACACTTGCAACAATTACAAGCTATGGTTACGCAGGGCACTTAGATAACCCAAGTAACCCAACGATAGATATAAATTTCGGAGCGCCTAAGGAATTACAATTCCCTGCTTCGACTTACCCAACTAATAACTTATTTAATACATATCATAAACCATATATTTTAGAGATCACAGACATGGAAAGTAAATTGCTTACATGCAGAGTTTATTTATCGACTCTCGATATTTATAACTTGGATTTTAGCAAATATATCTGGATAAATGGCGTATTATTTAGATTAAATAAAATCAGCAATTATAACCCTTTGAATTACTCAACTACGGAAGTTAATTTACTTAAAGTCATAAATACTCAATAATGGCAGACGAAATAATTGGTATAAAGGTCACGACAGATGCGCAGTCTGCGGTCGATGCGATGACCGAGTTAGATCAATCGACTAAAAAGACAGATGAAAGCGTAAAAAGTTTAAGAGCGCAGCTAAAAGAGGCGACAGCGAACGTCGCTATCATGAGTGATAAATTCGGTTCAGGTAGTAAGCAGGCAACTGAAGCAGCTAAACGTGCAGCCGAATTAAAAGATAGAATAGGAGACGCAAAATTATTAACGGATGCTTTTAACCCAGATGCAAAATTTAAAGCAGTAGCATCTGCTTTATCAGGAGTTGCAGGTGGATTTTCGGCTGTGCAAGGAGCAATGGCTTTGTTTGGATCAGAGAATAAAAAAGTTGAACAGGCTTTATTAAGAGTTAACGCAGCAATGGCATTGACTCAGGGATTGAACGCAATAGGTGAAAGCATTGACGCATTTGATGTATTAAGTAAAAGAATACAAGCAAATACAACTTTCATGAAGCTAAACAATGCAGCAACTCAAACAGCAGCTGCAGTTACAAAAGCTTTTGGAATATCTGTTGAAACTACAAGTACAGGTTTTAAAGTATTAAAAGGCGCTATCGTTGCAACAGGTATTGGAGCGCTCGTTTTAGTATTAGGTGAAGTTATTGCTAATTTTGACGCAATTAGTAAGTGGATAAAAAGCAGTCCATTAGGAGCGTTGGCAACAGGAGTTGGAAACTTGATCGAAAAGTTTACTGACTTTGTTGGAATTACAAGCGAGGCACAAAGAAATCTTGACGCTATTGCAAAGTCAACTGCAAGAGGCAACGAAGATATTGCAAATAGAATAAAAATTCTCGAAGCTCAGGGTGGTAAAGAAAAAGAAATACACGATTTAAAACTACAACAGACTGAAAATGAGCTTAATGTTTTACGCGAATCATTAAAAGTTAAGGGTGAATTAACAGACGAAGAGGCAAAGAAATTCAGAGATTTAAAAACTCAACAAGAAGTTATAAGCGCTGAGTATAATAAAAAAGTCGCTGACGATGACGCTAAGGCGAGAAAAGAAAAAGAGGAAAAGGACCAGAAAGCAAGAGAGAAAGCAGCTGAAGCAAATAAAAAGCATCAAGAGGAAATCGCAAAAGATACTGAAACAGGAAATAAACTTTTACTTGAACTTCAGAATGACAAAGCGTTAGCAGAGATTGAAAGTGAAACAGATAAAGCTAAAAAGAAACTTGAAATTGACGCAGAAGCAAAGAAAAAAGAAATCGATTCTTTAAAGATTAGCGAAGATAAAAAAGTTGAATTAAGGAAAGCCGTTGACGATGCGCTCGTGGCACAAAAAGCTGAAGTTGATAAAAAGGCAGCTGAAGAGCAGAAAAAGAAAAATGAAGAGGAAGAGAAAACAGAAAAGGAGTTCAGAAATAAGATTTCGGACATCAAAATTGCTGCAATTAAAAACGATACTGAGCAAGCTATTGAAGAGAGAAAAGAGCAATTAAAAAGAGATATTGAAGAGTTAGAAGCGGACAAAGAATTTATAAAGCTATCTGAAGAGGAAAAAGCAAAGATTAAAAAAGATTTAATTGTCGCTGCCGAGCAAGATATTCAAAAGGCTAAAAATGATGAAACTAAAAAGGGATTACAAAATGAACTTGAAGTTTTACAGGCGCAGCAAAAAACTTTATCCGAAGATAGTCGCGAGTTCTGGAAAATAACAAAAGAGATCGAAGAGAATGCGTATAAACAGAAGCTTTTAGACGCAGGTGATAACGCGAAAGAGATTGAGAAAATTAACAAAGAGCATAGCGCTAATAACATACAAATAGAAAGAGCTGAAAAGGAAGCAAGATTAAAAATATTAAAAGACAGGTTAGGTTCAATCGAGCAGTTTGGAAAGGATATTCAAACGTTGGCAGGAAAGAATAAAAAGTTAGCCATTGCAGGTCTTTTGATTGAGCGTGGTGCAGCATTGGCTCAGGTTGCAGCAAATACAGGTATCGCATTAACAAAGTCCGTAGCTGCTTCACCTTTAACATTAGGTTTGCCGTGGTCAGCTTTAATCGTTGCAAGTGGAGTCGCTCAGGCTGCCGTTATTGTAAAGAGTGCAGTTGATAGTATAAAGCAAATTAACGCAGCAGGAACGCAGGCAGGATTAAGTGAAGACGGATCAATAGGTGGGGCAATGAATGACGTATCAATGCCTTCAGTTGGCGGTGGCGGGGGCGGAGCTTTACCAAGTACAGGCGGTGGTGGCGCACCAAGCACAGAGCCAGACAGAGGTAATCCTACGCGTCAAGATACAAGCGGTGGTGGATCACCGCAACCAATCAAAGTATATGTAAGTGAAAGAGATATTTCAGATACTCAGGAAAGAGTTCGAGTGATTCAGGAAAACGCAAGATTTGAATAAACGATAATTAAATAAAAATTAACTATTTATAAGTATGGAAAAGAATTTACCTATATTTTTGTTGGATATAAGCGAAGATTTAGAAGATGACGCGCAAGTTGATTTTATTTCTCTCGTAGATAGACCCGCAATTCAAAAAAACTGGAATGCTTTCAATGAGCGTCAAAAATTTGAGATTACAAATGAAGAACGTCGGATTATTTCTGGTCCTATCATGCTATCTAACACTCCTATTTTTCGCAGCGACGAGCATTTTGGCGATTACTTTGTTGAGTTTACTCCGAATACTATTCTTAAAATTGCTAAAAAGTTTTTCAAAAAGGGATTTCAAAATAATGTTAATTTAATGCACTCTAATCATATATTCGAGGACGTTACATTATTTGAAAGTTTCATAACTGATCAGGAAAGGGGAATAATGCCAATGCGAGGTTTTGAAGACGCTCCGATGGGATCATGGTTCGGTTCAATGATCGTGGACAATGAAGAGGCATGGCAAAAGGTCAAAAATGGAGAAATAAAAGGATTCAGCGTTGAAGGTATCTTTATAAATAAACCGAAGCAAGTTGCTCAGGCAAGCGATTTAATGAATCAGATAAAGAAAATTTTGTCTGAAGTTAAATGATAACATATAATTTAATTCACTATTTAAAATAAAAAGCATGAACGCACAAGAGGCAATATCAAAAATTCGTGCATTGTTCGAAGACAATGTTGCACCTGTTGAAATGGAAAAACCAATTGAAACTAAGGTGGAAATGAAAGAATATTCATTGGAAGACGGAACAAAAGTAATGATTTCAGCACTTGAAATTGGCGGAGAGGTTAAACTCGAAGACGGATCAGCTGCACCTGTTGGTGAGCATAAATTGGCTGACGGAAGCTCAATTAAAGTGGATGAAAACGGAATTATTGTTGAAATTTCATCACCCGCTGAAGAGGCTTTGCCTGAAGAGGAAATGAAAAAAGAAGAGGACAAGAAAATGCAAGAAATGCAAGATCAACTTAATTCTGAAATCGCTAAACTCAGAGATGAAAAAAGTCAACTCGAAGCTAAGATTCAAGAATTGAACGATCAAATGAAAAAAGGATTTAATGAAGTAGCGTCATTGTTCGAAGCAATTACAACGCAGCCTTCAGCTGATCCGATAGAAAAACCAAACTCTTTTCAGTCTTTTATAACTACGAATGACATTCGTGAGGAAAGACTTTCAAGATATAGAAACGCAATTTTAAACAATAAAAAATAATACAAAATGGGATTTAATGTATCAGCACTTACAAACTATGTAGAGCAAAACGCAGCTGAGCTGGTTACCTCTTCAGTACTTGGTGCAAAAACTGCGCAATTGATTAAGAGCGCAGGTAACGTAATGGTGGGTGTAAAGAGTTCAGAAACAATTAACATCATGGAAACTGACGCGATTTTTCAAAGCGGTGGAACATGCGGTTTTAATGCTTCTGGTTCAACTTCATTCACTCAGAGAACTGTAACCGTTGGTAAGATTAAAGTAAACGAAGCTCTTTGTCCAAAAGACCTCGAAGCTAAGTACTTGCAAAAGGCTTTGCCAACAGGTTCAATGTATGACAGCATTCCTTTCGAGCAAGAGTATTCACAAAAGAAAGCAAAAACTATCGCAGCTCAACTTGAAACTTCATTGTGGCAAGGTGATACAGATTCAGTTAATGTTAACCTCAATAAATTTGACGGGCTTGTTAAACTTATAAATGCTGCATCTGGAGTAGTTGCTGCTAACGCTTCAACTTACATTTCTGGTGCTCCATTGTCAAGCATTACAGCAGCTAACGTAATTTCAATTTTTGATGGTATTTATCAGGCAATTCCTGCAAAGGTTGTTGCAGCTGATGACATGACAATTTTCTGCGGTCAAGATTTGTTCAGAACATACACAGTTGCTTTGAAAAATTCTAACCAATTCCATTACAGCGTTGACGTTAAAGGAGACAGCGAATTTATTTTGCCAGGTACTTTGATTAAAGTTGTAGCGGTTGCAGGTTTGAACGGAACAAACAAAGCTTACGCAATGAGATTGAGCAACTTGTTCTTGGGAACTGATCTTTTGAACGAAGAAGAGCGTTTCGAGATGTTCTATGCAAAAGAAGCCGACCAAGTTCGCTTTGTATCTGAGTTCAAGATGGGTGTTAATATCGCCTTCCCTGACGAGATCGTGAAGTTTGTTTTAGCTTAATATAAAAAAAGGGAGGCGTTAAAAACCTCCCTATTTTCACTTACAATATAAATACATTATAAAATGGCATGCGCACTTACACAAGGATATACACTGGACTGCAGAGATAGTTTAGGTGGTATCGTTGAAGTGTATTTTACCGAAGC